CCTCGCCATCTGTGTCTAAGTCTTCAGGCTTATGTTCATCATACTGCAGCAGTGGGATAGTCCGAATGAACGCCTTGCAATTGCTGAATATATACATCATTGGATATCCGTTTTCATCGAACGCAAAGCGATAATGCATCTGCATCCATCCCGGAATCCGTTTATGATCACCCGGCGAGAAAAACACTCCGTGCTTACCAGCCACATCTGCAATGGATTCCCCTGTTTCAGCATCCCATATTGCCGGATCAGCGATACCAATTATCTTCTTTCCTACTAACCACCGATGCTCTGTTTCGATCCTGTGTATCTCAGAAAACACCTTAGGCGGCGTCCATTTAACTCCTTCATTTGGTGTCTTGGTACATCCATACAGCTCCAAAATCCGGTAAGCAACACCATCATAATCTACAGCCCACCATGCACAAGAAAATGGTTTGTTATATCCCCAATCAAACGATCTATAGATCTTCCATCCTTCCGGAATCTCAAACGGCTCAATAACATGTGTGTATCTTCTTTCAGCATACTGATCCGGCCTATCCACAAAATCCTCAAAGAACTGGCCTTCAAAGATATCCCATCTTCCATATAGCCAGGCTTCTTTTAGTTTTGGAGGCAGTGCTTCCAGCTGTTTAATATAATCTGGTTGGCTTTGCATTAACGCTTTGTTATCTGTTACTAATGCTTGAATAAACTCATATTCATCCGCCTCCTCTCCCTCTTCGTACCTTTGATCAATAAACAATCGTTTAAAGTAATTATGGCTGGCTCCACCAGGATTGCAGGTATAATAAATCCGCTTAGGGAACTCATTAACTCCACGCACGCATGCAATAATCTTCTTGATCCACATCTCCTGCAGTTGAGTTGCCTCATCCAGAAAAATAACATCATATTCTGCACCCTGATACTGATCCAAATCTTTATCATTATTGCAATATCCGAATTTAATGGTACTGCCATTGGGAAATGTAAAAACCTTTTCCGTCTTATTGTATTTTGCTAATCCATACAACTCCTCTCTTAGCGGATTGATATGGTTATTCACGAGTTCTGGGAAACTTCGCCTTACAATCAAAATCTTGATCCCCGCATAGGTGACAGCCAGTATCTTTGCCTTTGTTCTCACTGCCCAGCTTTTTCCTCCGCCTCTGGCACCGCCAAACCCAACATGCTTTTTATTGGCTGCAAGAAATTTATACTGCTTATCACTGATCTGACTTAAATCAATTTTACTCATGCCTTAAATTCTTCAGGCAGTCCTTCTACTACCAATTCCGGGACAGTCTCTGCCGCATCCTGCCTTGCCTGTTTTCTCAGGTTTTCAATCCTTGCTTCCTGTTCTCTCATATCAGCATCGGACCGAATCATTTGAATATCTTTAATATCATTAAGCACTCCCGATATATGCTTTATCGACTGTGTATCTTTTAAAGCCTCTCCGTTTTCTATAAGTCCTCTCACCTTTTCTAACAAAATATCCGCTACCGATACTAACTTTGCTGCCCGTTCTGCTTGTTTATCACTAATAGCATCAATTGTCTTAGACAAAGTTTTAGCTAAATACTGTCCTCTCAGCTGTACCCAGCCTTCTTTCTTACCTACATTACCAATCTGTATACGCGATATCCCATATTTTTCTGATAGCTTACGGTAACTGGTATCAGTAGTAATATATTCTGCTTTAATGGCTTTCCAGTCCGCCATAAGCCTCCCTCCTTTTGTTATGCTAATATTCTATATCATCAATATATCAATCTGGTAGCCCCCCCTAAACAGAAAAAATCCCGGCATCATTTTCCGGGATCTTCTCGCCATTTTTTCTCTAATGCCATCGCAATCATACATTCTTTCCAAAACTTCCTGCAAAACTGTTTTTCATATATTCTGCAATCATCTTTATTTCCGAATGCCAGGTGAATCACACTTTTTTCATCAACTCCCTCACAATATATAACTTGCTGGCTTTCTCGTTTATAAAATGGGCATATAACTAAAACACTTTCATTCATCCGAGGTTTCATAATTCTCACCTCCTTCTTTACAATACCCCTTTCACCCCGCCAAGCTTCTTTGCGGCATCCTGTACATCTTTTAATCTTACACAGCCTTCTTGATCTAACTTTTTAAACATAGTGCAGATTCGCTCGCACACCGCTGTGCACCTCTTTTCGCCGAATCCGAAGCTATTATGCAGAACAAGACAGGTAAGCCCTAATAAAATTTCAAACGCTGCTACCGTACCTTTCATCGTTGCATCCGCTTTAATTCTATCTATTTCCGCATTCGATATCTTGTATTGGATCGTCTGCCGTTTCTCCTCTTTTAGTTTATGAAAATTACTCATTGCTACATTCCATCCGTTTCCTCAATCGTTCCAGCTTTCTACGTTTAATTTCGCCTATCTGTGTATCGCCGAATACCATTTCCATCTGATCACACATGACCTGAACATCTGCAATCTCTTCTCGGATGTTATATATTTCATCATCGCTGCAATTCATCCCGCGCTGCTGAAATCTGCATAGCGCCCGGATTAGTTCTGATGCCTCCTCGATCGCCTTAGACACCTGCGCAGGTACTCCATAATGCTCAATAGCCTGTAACTCAATCTTTCGTTCTTTCATTATGTTCTCCTCCATTCTCTTCGCCGCCATCCTTGCCAGCTTTATTCCAGCCAGCAACCCGAATATCATACAAAACGTCATCATGACATCGTACTCATATACCGACTTGGCGCTGTCTCACCGTAAATCATATACTTAGGCTTTTCATATGCCCGGAATATTGCCTCACTAAATCGATCAATCTGTTTATCCAGACTCAGACTTTTGGCCGGTTTTACCCTTACCGGTTTAATCTCTCTAACTGCTTTCTTCTCCGGGAATCTGCAGTTTTCCACCATGTACACAATCTTGCCGTATGTTGTTCCGTATTCTTTCGCCATCAAGTCATACCAGATCAGATCATTTTTCTGCTCTGTTTTCCGTTTCCTATCCACCAATGCATAAACTTTTCGCCGCTCTCCGGCTCTCTTCATGCTCTCCTGAATGTTCTTTTTGGCACATTCCGGACAAAACCTAAAATGACTTCTATGCGCCGTCTCTCTATTTACCATCTTGCTAAATGTTTGCTTGCACCTACTGCAAACATAGAATTTTTCAATCATTTCCATTGCTGGCTCCCTTCATCATCTTTACAGCTTCTTCCTGCTTCCTCATACTGTCCATATACCGGCCGGCGGCACGTTCTCCGTACTCAATCGCCTTCTTGATGCTGCTTGTCTTTCGGATGATTCCTCTGTTTAAATTCAGATCTTCTGCTGCCTCCTGTATTGCCAGACCTTTTATACACTTCATAGACCAAAATACTCCTTGCGTCCTGCATTCATGTTTTTAAATGCCTGTCTGCGCCTACTCATGCCGAATAGCTCAATCGGAATGCAGCACTGAAGGATTCTGTCATAGATTCTTGCATGACCTACGCTATCATTTCTTGTCAGATCCTCATGATTCAGGTTAGTTGTTATAATCATCGGCTTACCGGATTGATACCGGTTGTTGATCACACTATATACAATCTCCTGCATATATTCGCTGCTTCTTTCAATCCCCAGATCATCAAGAATCAATAGACTATATCGCTGCAGGTCATTAAATACGTCTATCCTACTACCAAAATCAGCCTGAACTCTGGATGCGATATCCGCGAAATTAGTAAATAATGCCGTATAACCGTTATCTATTATCTTGTTCGCAATTGCTGCTGCAAGATAACTCTTTCCGGTTCCCACATTCCCGAAGAATAATAGGCCTGTCCCTATATCATTCGGTGTACGACCTGCTCTCATATCTGCAAACTCTTCTGCGTATTTCTTGCATGCCTTGGATTCCTTACTGTCTGGATACTCATCGTTCTCAAACGTGCATCGCATCATCTGCTCTATGCTTCTCCCGAAACAAATCTTCCGGTTTCGTTCTATCTCTTCGGCCTGCTGCCTTTCCTTGTAGGCGTTTAAATGATCCTGCCGGCATTTACACATAATCGGCAATAACAGTTCTTGCTCTCCTATCTTCATCCGTTTCTGAATCGGATACCCACACTCCTTGCAGTACTTCAGCTCACCACTGCTTTCCTGATGCCGCAGCAGATACCCCAATACATCAACCATTCTCTCCATCGCTTCCCCCTAAAACTCTATATCGCCCTCTATGACCGGCTTTGCTCTTTTTTGCTCATCATCTTTTTCCTGGTCCTTTTTCGCCCAGTTCCTGATCGTTGCCAGATGATTTTTATAGCTCTTCCCACTACTGGCCATATAGCTCGATAGCCGTTCAATTCTGCTTTTCCAGTCTCCCGGAAATTCTGCTTGCAGCTTCCCTATGTCGCTATCTGTTAGCAGCACATTGCTATACTCACCATATTTATGGCGTGTGGGAGTAGAAGCTGGCGCAGCCGCTTCTTTTTCCTTGCTTTTTCTTTTGGATTCAGATTCTAGTTTGGATTGGGATTCAGGCGGTAACTCACCGTGACTCACCGTGGGATTCTGCGATCTGCCGCATAGTACACCTTCCTCCGGTGCGGGAAATTTAGATCTCTTCGTTTGGATCCGTTGATGTGCACCCCAGTTTGGGAAGCAGAAGTAGGATTCTCCGTCAACCTCGTAGAGGAGAATGCAGCCCATACCCGCCAACTCTGCAAGTGCTTTTCCTATGTCACTTTCTGATACTCTTTTCCTTCTGGGAAATACAAACCCTTTTAAAAGTTCAGGGTCTGCACTCCCTCGTCCGTAGTCATCGACATACGTAATTAAATACAGCCATAGCCGAAACTGAAAATCTGTTAGCTCATTGATTGTTTTACTTGTCCGGATACTCTCCTTTATAATTCGATTTGGCATTTATCCTGCCTCCTGCTTTCCCGCTTGCCATTCTCTGTATAGTTCCATCCAGCTATCTAATGGCATTGTAACTAATATTTCATGATTGTTTTTCTTATGGAATACTGCCGGAAGTTTTCCCCCTGCAGCATCCCTTTTAGCTTGATCCATCCAGTCATATAGCTGCATCTTTTCCTGATGCTTTGCTTCCACGTGAATGCCAGGTAACCCTATTACATCCGCTGCTTCGCCAGTATTACCGCAATACTGCGCTGTTCTTCGGCTTTCACTATATCCATACTCCCTAAATATCTTAGCTAGCAGCCTTTCGAACCTGGCTCCTTTTTGTTTGCTGTTGATTGCCATCTATACCACAGCCTCAAGCAGTTCTATCATCTGAGAAATATAGTCCCATCTATCCTTAAATCTATGATATTTACTTTTCTCACGACCTACACTGATCTGATTATTTGCAATCACGAACTTACTCGGCACAATCATAACCCCTTGTATCTCATTATCATCATTCAGCATATAGAGAATGTAACAATCACAGGTTGCATACTGCTTTTCAAGATTGAATGTATAGAAACTACCATGAGGACCATTATATAAATGACTGGCCTTTACATCGATCTTGATTGAATCATCCACCAGTAGATCATATGGAAAATTTTGAGGCATTCGCCTTACATCATATCCAAAAGAAATGAGTGTTTCCTCTGCTGCCTTTTCATAACTTTTCCCGACTGTTGTCTCACTATCTTTAATACCTAAATTTAACTTTCTTGCCCATGCATACCATCCACCTCTACGGCTAACTGCATTCGTCAGTGCACAATTATGATAATACTCTTGGCACTCTGAGCTAGTTGGCATCCGATCAATCTCTAAAGCCTTCATCACCTCTATCAATTTTTCTTCGATTAGAGCATCTGTCCACTTAATACTATTTTGCATTTCATACCTCCATTGCTTTTTTAATTTCGGGAAGCATAACCCTCAGTTAAAAGGTAAATCCTCTTCTTCCTGAAAGTCCATTGGTGTAAAACCATATGGATCATCATGCGTCACTGAATCACCTGGTGCTTTAGGAAAATGTGAAACTTCTTTCCCCTCGCTTTTCTTTCCCTCTGCAAAATACTGCTCACTCACAACTACGTCAGTGCTCTTTTTCTGGTTACCTTCTTTATCAGTGTAGCTACTAATCCTCAGCTCACCTACAATGGCGACCTTCATACCCTTTTTAAAGTACTTACCGGCAAACTCACCGCGATTTCCAAAGGCAATCACGTTAATAAAATCTGCATCCGGTTCGCCTTCCCGTTTATACGAACGGTCTACTGCTAGACTGTACTTACATACCGCTACAGCCTGATCTGACTGACTATATCTAACCTCTGGATCGCGTGTAAGTCTTCCCATTAAAATGACTTTATTCATCCTATCTCTCCTTATAAATATGATTTTCCGAATATCTTCCTAAATTCTGCCCTGCTTCCTTTCTTCTCTTCAAATACTCTTTGGCCGCACCGTTTAATATACAAATCCATATCCCTGTTAAAATGCACTCCATTATCTCCTGTATGATGCGTCTGACATAACCAGACTTTCATTCCATACTTTTCTGAATGCTTTCTCCCCGGATTGCCAAAGAATACATGATGATCCTGAAGATTACATTTGCTTTTACAGATGAAGCATTCCTTATCACTTTGTATGATTGACTTCATGTTCTTTCTCCCACATCTGCAGCGCTCTCTTCATATCCTCTGATAAAGGCGGCTGCAGTCCCAGCTCCTTCATTTCATACACCACTCCTTCCAGCAATCGGCTAAACTCTTCTGTATCATATGTGCTGCTGCCAAAGTAACAGAGGAGCTGCATTGCTTTCCGGCCATTGATCTTAACTGACCCAATCTCTTCCGTCTCTCTCCACTGTCGTTTGACTGCCTCCACTACCTCAGGCTTTACACATACATACGTGTGTTTTCCATATTGCCTGAGCATCATCAGATATACATCCCATTTATCTGTACGCAGAACTCCTGCCATTTCCTCAAGACATGCCCAAAGCATCGCGTTGGCATTAAGGCTCCTATGTTTCCTATACTTCTTAGCCTCGACTACAAGCTTCTCACAGCTCTGCAGCTTGTCCAGTTCGTAAAGTTCTGCTTGTTCATTGATGCTGAACCTGATACTACACTGGTTTGTTTTCCAATCCCTTGCTACTTCAAGCAGCTTCCCTGTAAACTTCATGCTACCATCCTTTCATTGGGGAATACTCCTCTAATCAAACAATCCTCCAGGCAGTCTTTTCTTGGAAGGTATTTTCTGATAAAGGCCTCATCATAAGGAATCTCAAAAATCTTTAGCCTACCAGGGTCTATATATCTGAAATAATTCCGATAATCTTCTGCTTCCAGTGCATATGCTACGATACAAGCATGATAGATACCGGATGCATACATCTCTACATTTACCTGTCTTCTATAGTCTGCCGTAACCTTAAACTCCTTGGCTATGTTATAGGTCTTCACTTCGTAGATCTTATCGGATGTATTCCCATCCAGATTGACCCTAAGTCGTCCCTTGATGATCTGCCTATCCTTTTCTAATCCAGGGATCCCGAGTGCATCCAATATTTTATGCTCATACGCTGTTCCTGCTCTCATCGCATCTGTTGTGATTGTGCTCTCAGAAAATCCCTGTTTGATCCGCCACCACTTCTCAAAGGTTTTTGTATTCCAGCTTCGCATCACATATCCGGTATCGCTGGCTCCTATATATCCAGATCGATCCTTGCTGCTGATCATGAAAGTCCTTTCAGAATGTAATTGAGGTTATGTTCAACTGCACCCAGAATCTTATAGTAATTCAGATACATTTTGAGCTCTTCCTCTGTCTTGCTCATCTTCTGTGCAATCTCAGCAAGACTTAAATTCCCTCTCTTCTGGATTGCGGTAACGGTTTCAAAAACGCGCTCTTTGACCTTATTGATATCATGATAGTACTCTGCTTCCTGCTGGAGCTTTCTCTCGTTTTCTTCTTCTTCCAGCCATAAAGAGAATCCAAGACCTGTATAGATGGCAACCCCTTTTACAAACGATCGTGTCGTGCTGTTATATACCTTTTGCTGACTCATTGAATTGTCCTTGACAGCGTTTATTCCATTCATAACCGGCGATTGCATGTAATACACTTTTCCGTCTATATGAATCTCTATTCTTGTCTCATAGCAGCGATTCGTATTTCCATTCTTGTCTGTGAACACCGTATCGGTTTCATACACGCTGGTTCCATTCCTCGGATTAGGAATGGGAGTGAAATATGCCTCCTCTGCTCCGTGTTCATGCAGAAGAGCAATACACTCGTTATATGGCAGATACTTCATTCCGTCTCTTTCCCTGACATACTTTGATATATCAACTTTTCTCAGCTCATTGTATGGTTTTAACATTTACTTTTCCTCCTCAATATTCCGCAATCATTTCTCTAAATCCGTCTAAACATGCATCACAGTACCAATCTCCGCTTATACGAACCGCCATCTCCTGCTGCACGGCTTCTCCGCAGCAGCTGCATCTAGGAAGCTTATTAAGCCACTCCTGCTCCCTGGCTTCCTTTTCCTCAAACAGATCATAATTATCTTTGATATACATTGACTTTTGCCTCTTTTTCTACTATACTTTTCATATATTCATTTTTGTGCTTCTTTTTGAGCACTTGCCTCCTTTTCAGGGGGCTTATTTTTTATATGTGTAGAGTCCATTCTTAACCTTTACAAGGCGATATCCGTAATCCTCAAGATCCTGCTCAATCACATCTCGCTCTACCTGCCGAAGCTTATCCAGCCGTATATAGATTCTTTCTTTCTCTTCCTTCATCATGGCCACGATCTTCATTCTTTCGTTACTCAGCATCCCATTGCCTCCGATAGCCAGCCAACGCATCTCAGGCCGCATCCGCTTGCGATGATCAGCAGCCCTGCCTTAATGCTGTCCATAAAAGCTGTGCCCATATCTGATGCACCGGCGGCGCCAATAATATAGACGATTCCGAAGACGATGCATACTGTACTAATGGTATTTAGCCAACTGCCGATCATCTTGCCTCGCCGTCTTCGCTTCGCCAGACGATTCATTTTGTAGGTTGTCATTTTCAAATATCCTCCTTTACTATGCTCATTTGATTTCTTAAATCCATAAGAATCTTCATTTGTTCCTCCGGTGAAAACTCTAATACATCTAACAGTTGTATCAGATCACCCATACGAAAGCTCTCCGGATTTTTAACCCACCCTCTGATTGATGCAGCTGCATGAGATACCTTCTTTTCTATTTCCTGGTACCATGTGTCCTGTTCAATCATTCGGATTTTAATCGTCTTATCAAATCTGTTGTAATCCGGTTTTGCTATTGCCGCTGCTAATTTTGTTTTTGGCATCGTGATCCTCCTTTTCTCTGAACTTGTTATTTTGCGTGCTCTTTTTAAGCTTCTTCCTTTTTTATCTTTGTTCTGTTTCGCGTTTCATCATCTTTCATGCTTCTCTATTTAAAGTATAATATTTATTCCATACACCTTGATTTTTATTGACTCATCTATTGTTTTACGGTATATTAGAAACAAAAAATCATACATATATGGAGGAATTATCATGAATTGTACTAAACATCCCGAAAAAGAAGCCACTGGAACTTGTACTTATTGCGGTAAATTTTTTTGTGAAGATTGCTTAGTTGATGTTAATGGTAGAAATTATTGCAGAGAACATGTTGGAAAAGCCATTGATCAACAAAATCACTCTACAGAAGCCACTCCAAACATCATCATTAATAACTCATCTTCTTCATCAGCTAGTGCCAGTGCCGCAGCCGCGAATTTTGGTGGGATGATGTTCAGCCCACGAAGTCGCCTTGTTGCTTTACTATTATGCATTTTCATGGGGTTCTTTGGTGTTCATCAGTTCTATGTGGGCAAATCTGGAACTGGAATATTATACCTATTTACCATGGGATTATTTGGAATCGGATGGATCATTGATATTGTCCGCATTGCAACCGGAACTTTTAGAGACGTTTTTGGTAGACCTCTTATAAGATGGTAAATTAAATTAAGTAAACTTTTTTCTCCGAGCCTGTCACTTTGCAGGCTCGGCTTCTTTTTGTTCTTCCTTGCCGATTACTAAACTTACCCCTGCTGCTTTAAGAATTTTGTCTGCTGTGTTGAGAGTTGGCGAACGTTCTCCCTTCAAATAATACTGAATTGATCTCTCTGTAACGTTTGCCTTCTTGGCCAAATCTTGTACACTCATTTCCGTTTTCTTAATTACATATAATAAAATTTTTCTGAAATCCATTGACAAACTCCTCTACTCATGTTAGCATGATAACCGAACGGATATTCGTTTGCCGAGTTACTGTTCATCCTTCCAAAAATACTCAACAGATACTCCAAAGTACTTCGCTAGGATCATGAGCTTGTCAACCTTGGGTGTGTATAACCCTGCTTTCCATGCGGATAAAGTTGCCGTTGTAATACCTGTTTCTTTTGCTACTTTATACGCTGAAACTCCTTTCTTGTTTAATAGATTTTCAAATCTTTCGTACATTCCTTCACTCCTTCTTTAAATTCTTATTGACATAAGCTAAGATTTCTTATATAATCCAAGTGTCATCTAAGTTACAAAAGAAATCTCAGCTACTTCTGTTTTATAGCTTTGTTTTCTAAGCTATATCTGTACTATAGCATAGTTTTCTAAGCTTGTCAACATCTGTAGTAAAGTTTTTTAAGTTATTCATGAAAGGAAACTTAGCTATGTATGAAATCTTCGAAAAGTTACTAAAAGAACATAACGTTACTCCATATCGTGTAGCTAAAGATACTGGAATCACAACGGCAACGCTTACAAGCTGGAAGCAAGGAAAGTACACTCCTAAAACTGAAAAGCTACAAAAAATCGCTGATTATTTTGGAGTATCCCTCGATTACCTCACTACTGGCAAAGAACAGATTGAAATAAATACTACAAAAGAAAATACGCTCACCCCTAAGGATGAGCGTGATATTGCAAAACGATTAGAACAAGCTCTCGCTGATCTTGAAAATCAGGCAGATGCCTTGATGTTCTCCGGTGAGCCGCTTGATGATGAAACAAAAGAAGCCCTAAAAATAAGCCTTGAAAACAGCATTCGAATTGCTAAGATCACGGCCAAACGTAAGTACACGCCTAAAAAATATAGAAAATAAAAACAAAAGGATAAAATGAGATGAGGCAACTTCAGAATATAAAAAGAAAAGCCATCCGGCTATCGAGGTTAGCACATTCAAATGATCCCTTCGATATTGCTTCTTATTTAGATATAACCATCATCTATGAGAAGCTTCTAGGGATCCACGGGTATTACACTAAACGAATCAATACTAAACAGATTCACATAAACGAAGACTTACCACCCGCACTCCAGACATTTACCTGCGCTCATGAACTTGGCCATGCAGTATTGCATCCGAATGCCAACACTCCTTTTCTTCGGAGGAATACTCTGTTCTCAATAGACCGCTTGGAAAGAGAAGCTAATAAGTTTGCTGTTGAATTGCTGATACCTGATCAGGCATTAAATGACTACCAAGATTTAACTATTGATCAATTTGCAAATATGTACGGCTATGATCGAAAACTAATTGAACTCAGATTGGAGTAATGGGATCATGATTCAAAAGGTCAAAAAAATTTTTTCCATCATACAAGACTGGGTAGATAGCTTTTTAGATTTTCTTTTAGAAATCCCTATTATAGGACTTCCTCTTTCTATCATTATACAACTCATTTTTTGGATACCGCTAATAATTATTCTTGGTATTGGTTTCATATTTGTATTCTGGCTTATTTTTGCTCTCCTATTCACAATACATCCATTTCTACCTATATTTGCTCTTCTAGTTCTATTCAACATTGGGTCATACTGTATATCTTTTGTTTGGCGCTTAAGAAAACCTTGGTTTTTTGGTTTTACTTTGCTTATATCAATTGCTACCCTTATCTGGGCAATACAAATCTTATTTTAATCTATCATACTGTAATCCAAATATGATCAAAAACTAATTGAACTGAGATTGGAGTAATAAGATGAAAACTTCTATTATGTTCTCCGTATCAGCAAAGATCCTTTTTATCTTTATCATCGCCCTAACCATACCCATTGCAGCACATTCTGGGAGAACGGATGAAGACGGTGGACATTATGATCACTCTGCCGACGAATACCATTATCACCATGGATATCCGGCTCATCAACATTATGATATGAACGACGATGGCATCATTGATTGTCCATATAAATTTGTAGACACAACTCATGCAAGTAGTAATATTACTTCTATCAACAATAGCAAATCAAATGATAGTATTCCCTCCGCTATTGCGACAGATAACGGTATTGCAAATTCCATTACCAATGAATCCAATTCATCAAGCGTTACTGTTAAAACTTTTCAAGTAAAAGAAACCCCTATATGGATTATCTGGACATTGATCGTGTTAGCAGTAACAACTATCAGCATATTTTTTAAATCAAATAGTCAAAAAAATCAACTTCTGTCTTTAAAATCTCACCTAAACAAAGAAACTAAAGAAAAGGATGATGCCCTATGCGCAAAGAAAAAAATCGAAAAACAAATAATTCATATTGAGGAAAACGCAAAGAATGAAATAGAAAAAGTTCGAGATTTATACGGTGAACATTTAGCGAAAGTCCAAGCTGAATACGTTACTTTTTTTCAAAAGGAAAATATTGATTACAATCCTACAGAAGACCAACCCCATTACATTGTTCGGCAACTAAAGGAAATATATACCGATACTTATATCCTAAAGCTTTGTGATCCGCCAGAAAATGACTTCGTAGGCGAGGATGGGTTACCTATACATAAAGATACCACTGATTGTAAGTGGGGTGAGCGGTATACTGTATATTACAATACAACAACCCATAAATATCATAGGGCTAGTTGTATCCATGCACAAGCCTGCATTCCAAAGAATATTGTTGAAATTCCTCAATATTCGCACCCTTGTTGGCGTTGTTGTCCCAATACTCCCGATTTATCTTGGTATTATAAATATATCTCACTCAAAAACTATATCGAAGAAGCTGTAAAATTTAAAACACCATTATCTAAGGAAATACTAAGCAAACTGATTCAGAAAGAATAAAACAAACACCCATCTCTCTACGCCATTAGGAAGATGGACAACAGAACCAGTCACACCTAATGCTAGATATATGAATAGAAATAGAAAAGGAGAAAACAAATGAAAGTACTTATATGGTTTATCTTTTGTCTTGCTTATGCCTTACTCATGATCAGATTAATTTATAGTGGAATATTGTTAGGTTTAGGCCCAATCCCTGATTTTCTTCTCCTTATTATTTTTTGCATTCCTGCTATATACTTATGTAAAGCTTGGGACAGACACATAATAAAGAAGAAAATCGATTCACTCTTTCCATATGGCCTTATTACTCAAAAAACAGCTACTCTATTTCAAATACAAGTTCGTTCTTCTCGGAAAGACATCAGTTCTAAAGAACTCTTATATTTTACTGCATTTAATTATTTAACATCCATATGTAAAACTGAGCAAGAAGCAAAAGATCAAGCAAACATCGCTGTTGCCGCAGCATATAACTGCTGTATAGATGCTTTATCAACAAAAGTTGATTATGATTCTAGCAAAATACACACAAAATATGTTATGGAAGCACTAACTAATTTATCTTTACAACTAGAAATTTATTCTTTTTTATATAATGATAAACCTTTGTCTTCTAATGATATACAAGCAATATTGAGACGTCGAAAGGATTTTTATACTATTGTACACAAAACTTGCAAGCTCAAAAAACATTAAATACCCTGAACACCTCGACACTACAACAGCTGCAACCATCATAAATGAATACATAAACGGTGGTTCTCCTGATAATCTAAAATTAGCTGTACAGGCTATATATGAATTTTATCTTTATTTCATTATGGAAGAATATTAAATAAACAAAACACCCGCCCTCCTGTTGGCGCAGGAAGGCGGGTAATGGAATCAGTTACACCTCATGCTAGGTGTATGAATAGAAATAGATTGGAGAAATAAAATATTATGATAACGAATCAATACATTCAAGAACTTATTACTTGTCCTAAAAAATCATCTTCTCTTTCACGTGCTAAATTTATTGAAAAAAACCGTAGTAGAAGATGTGAAATTGATTGTTATTCTCAAGATGATCGCTTCCATTTTACTATTTTTCTTCGCCAATCTATAGAGTTTATCGAAGACTTTTCAGTAGGTCTTATTTGGAAAGAAGCATTCAATCAAGAATCTACTTTACCTGATTGTGTTTTAATTAGATGCCAAGGCCCTCATGATGGAAAATCTGAAGAAGGATCAGATATGCATCATAGTTATCACACTCATACATTAACTGAAATTGATGTTCGTGAACATAGATATACAAAGCCTTCCAAAAGACAATATGCTGAAACTTTTTCTTCTTTCCAAGAAGCTATCTACTATTTTGAAGAATATTGTGGTATGATAGGGTTAAGGAATATCCTTTTAAAAGATTCAGATCAATTGACTTTATACGATGATTAAATATTATTCCATTTAATGTATTTGGAGGATTTTATTATGCTTACCACAACTACTCTCCCCTCTATCACATTATCTATTAGCTATAGAGAAAAACGAGAGGGATTATTTAAAATTCTTGTTCCGTTTTTTCATGAAGATGGCGATATGTACGATATCTTTTTACAAGAAAGTCCTGTTGCTTCTCGTAAACTTCGCATTTGCGATAAAGGTTTGACTTTAATGAAGTTATCTTATACATTTGATATTGACACACCTAAAAAAGAAAGTATTCTTCATAACATAATTCATCAGAATCATTGTGACATCACTGATGGTGAAGTTTATCTTGATTGTACTGTTGAACAATTTGAATATGCAATCTATCAATATGCTCAAACTATTTCCAAAATAATGAATACTGAAATTTTAACTCGAGAAACAATTCGATCTATGTTTACAGACAATTTGCGCCAGAATTTATATGAGGCATCTTCTCGCTTGAATGTAAAGTTATCTGAAAATGTCTCTCCTTTATCTGATGCATCCTTACGTGCAGATTATTCTCTTGAAAATCACGGAAAAATTATTTACCTTTTTGGTATAAATAGTGATACTAAAGCTTCTAAAGCAATTATATCTTGCTTGCAATTTCAAAAAGCACGTATTCCTCACAACAGTCTCGCTATTCATGAAAATTTTGAAAATTTATCTGCGTTTAATCGAACTCAAATTACTAATGCAGTCGATAAACAATTTACATCTTTAAGTGTTTTCAAAGAAGAACAAAACCAATATTTTGATCGAATATTTCAAACCGCACAATAACAAAACCGCCCGCCTCCCTGCGCCAACAGGAAGACTGGCAACGGAGCCAAGCCCCATAATAATATGCAATGATCCAGAACTATTTATTACTAAATTGTCTTCTATGCTATATAAAATAATTTTAAATTGACGTATGATATTATATATGATATCATATAATAAGGAGGTCACATGACACAGCTGGAAAAACGAAGGAAAAAATTATTTCAAAAGCCCATTCCTAATGATATGACAGAAGAAGAAATCTTCTCTATAGCTGAACAATATGGTTGCAGTATACATACAGGTGGAAACCATCAACATAAGATTGTGTTTAATCCAGATGAAAATTGTCCTATCCAGCAAAAATCTATTCCCGTTCCTTCTCACGGGAAAAATGTTCCAGAAGTCGTCATAAAAGAACTAAAACAGCTTATTATTGAAATTGAAGATTATGAAGGAGGTCCTAGAACATGATCTATGAATTTAAAATGTATCAAGCCCAGGTCGAAGATCATATATTCTGGGTTGCTGAAAGTAAAGTATTAAACGGCTGCGTAGTCCAAGCGGATACTCCCCAAGAAGCATATCATAATTTAGAATTAGCGGAAGAGGACTGGCTCGAAACTGCAAAGGAATTAGGATGGAATATTCCCGATGCTTCCATCCATGAACTAAAACTATATAGCGGAAAGGTTGCTCTCCGTATATCTCCTATGGTACACAGAGATGCTGCTAAGTATGCAGATGAACAAGGAATTAGTCTTAACCAATATTTTAATAACGCTATCATCGCTTATAACGAAAGATCCCGTTATTCTGAGGTAGCTCAGTTAATTCCTGTATCCGAAATTAATCAAAGCCGTACTGAAACAAAAGAAGTCCATTACCATTTGACAAAAACTGATATGACTGTCAATTTTAATATTATTAAAACGGAGGCCCTATACAATGTATAATCTTTCTCTTATCCAAGCTAACTTAGTCCAAGGAACTTGCGTAAATATGCTCCCTCCAGGAGACAACTTTGAATTAAACATCGAACTAAACCACACAATCAATACCACAGCTCCCGGTCTAATGGATTCAATTACGAAGCTAACAGTCTCTCCTAAAAAAATAGATCTCGCTTCTCCTTTTAATATCTCTTTTGAATTACGAGCTTCTTATAAAGCTCCTTTATCTCTATCATCTGATGATGCATTTGATGAGTCTATTCATATTGTTTTCCCTTATCTAAAAACAAATCTGAAGCAGTTCTGTAATCTTTTAGATTTCCCCTTGATCCCTTTGCCTTTTGATTCAATCCCTTCAATCAAAGCTCAACAATAAAAAATAAAACCGCCCGCCTTCCTGCGCCAACAGGAAGACGGGCAACGGAGCCACATCCGAAGAAAATGGACACCTACTTCTCATAGGCATTGTACCATTTTTCCCCGGAATTAGCAATACATCCGGGCATTTTTATGCCCAAAAAGGAGGAAATAAAACGATGGCCACAGCCAGAAAACTACCATCCGGCTCTTGGCGTGTACGCATGTACATCGGTTCTGATGAAGATGGCAAAAAGCAGTACAAGTCTTTCACCGGAAAAACGAAAAAAGAGGCCGAGAAAAAAGCCTTAAACTATACTGTTATACACACACAAACCCAAGATATAACTTTCGGAGAAGCTTTTCACCGTTATATTGAAAGCAAGCGTAATATATTAAGCCCTACCACCATCAGAGGCTATCAGGCTATAGAAAGAAACTACATCAACCGTTTGAAAAGAGTAAAGCTAACTCAAATTACTAATGAGATATTGCAGAAGCAACTGGATGGTGTTGCTATTGATCATTCAGCTAAAACTGTCAATAATACCAGAGGAGTTATCACTGCTACTCTAAAGATGTTTATACCGTCCTTTGTCGTAGATATAAAAGGATCGCCCAAAGAAAAAAACACAGTTCATATTCCATCCGATGAAGATATCCATCGTATTTTAGATGCAGTAGCCGGGACAGATGTGGAGCTTCCTATTTTATTATCTGCCTTTGGCTCTCTCAGACGCGGAGAAGTATGCGCAATATTCCCGGATTGTGTGCATGATACATACATCACGGTTAAACGCGTAATTGTATTAAACACACAAAATCGCTGGGAAATTAGAGAACGCCCGAAAACATATGCCGGCTACCGGGATATAACGCTTCCAGAGGATATCATGGAAAAGGTTAAAGCTGCTGCTTCAGAATGCCCGAATGATCAACCTATTCTAAAATACAAGCCGGATGGATTATATAAACGATTTAGAAAAGCAACGGAGGCAGCCGGCGTATATCCCTATAAATATCATTCGCTTCGGCATTATTTTGCTACGTTCTGCCACTCTATTGGAATCCCTGATCAGTACATTATGGAAATGGGAGGCTGGGATGATATAGGGACTCTCACGAAAATTTATCAGCATACCATGGGCAGCAAAAGAGAAAACATCAATAATAAAATTTCTCAATATTATGATCAGATTAAAATATATGACACGAAATATGACACGAACAAAAAAGAACCCGCTGTTTAAGCGGGTTTTATAAGTGGAGCATATGGGATTCGAACCCATTCAAGAAAACTTACTTTTTTACAGTCTTTTCAAGAATCCAGTATTTATGCGGGTTTACGCGTTTTTAAAAAATAAATTTTTTTCTTCAAAAAGCGGTTTTCTGCTTAAAAAATGGTCACTTTTTAAAAAGTATGACACGAAATATGACACGAAAGTGAAGCTCTAAAGCCTTTTGATATCAAGCTTTAAACGGATATGTAAACATGCTTGTAGTACAAGTATAGTGAAAAGAGGCGATACTGTCAACTTGATTGCAGATAAAAAGAGCCGAGATATTCTCCCGGCTCTCAAGTACGCATCCGCAAACGCATACCCCAATTAACTATATATAACACAATTCTTAAGTAAATAATAGGAGCAGGTTCGTTTGAATCTGCTCCTGCAGGTTATAATATTTTTCTAAGATTGATAATGTCTGCCGCACCTAGCCGACCGATTTTATGAACGAAATCTTTGTCTTTCATCTTTAAAATTTTAGATGCACGTATCGTAGATACTTTGTCTAATCCTGCTTGCTTCCATCCGATAATTTCATATTCTTTTTCAAAATTGTTTCTCGGCGGATGAGAAGTAATCTTTAGTGAAATCACATATCCCATCTGCTTATCTATTACAAGCACAGGTCTGGTCTTAGTTACTTTAGGCTGATCCTCAAATTTAACTTTTGCAAGCCATATCTCCCACTTTACCGGATTATTCATCCACGTACTCCTTAGGCAACACTAAAATATCTTCCTCATCTCTGTATCCAATAAAATCTTCTTCTGAATACAGCGGATGAAAGACAGGTAATTCAGCTTCCGTTTCAAAGTAGGATTTAATCATTCCCTTATCAATGATTCCTTCTCCTGTACGTTTCCACGGACTCCCTGATTTATGTGATATATCTACTAGATATGATGTAGTATATTTCCCATATTCGTTATAAATATCAAGGAGAAGCTCATAAATTTCATCAGGAAAGATATCATCCGAGTATTCTCCGCTAACATCACTTATTGCACTATTCCGATACTCTTTAAAAGCTCTATATACTCCTGGTTCTACTGGGCCATATGTCCACGCTTCCATATCTTCTTCAAACAAAGGTTTTCTGAATCGCTTCATACAATAGCCTTGAGCAAAATATAAAAGCTTATTCACTTTCATATTAGTCATATTATCATCTTTAAGTTGGGTGCCCAGATTCACAAAAAAGTTAGCCACATCCATAGCTTTTATTTTTTGTTCCATAAAAACACCTCCTATTCCTTAAATAAATAAAGCCGCCCCATTTATAACAGCGCGGCCTCGTGGTCGACGCCATTACATGACGCTTAAACGCTAATTCGATTGCACGAGTATGCAGCGTATCGCTACCTGCAGTTATATTATATGCAATTTCTTCAAAAATGTCAACCATTATCATTATGCATTTCATCTAAAATTCAAAGATAACAATATTCATTTTTCATCTATATTATCCATCTCAGAATGAATTCAACAGCCCAGCAAACATCCCCAGGTCTTAGCGCCTACAATGCCATCTACAGCCAGTCCATGCGCTCCCTGATATGCCCGCACCGAATTTTCCGTTCCTGCACCGAACACGCCATCTGCGCCAAATCCTCCGCAGTTATACCCTTCTGCGATTAGTAACCGCTGCAACACTCTTACCGCCTTACCATCGTCTCCCATTCCTAATACTCTTATATTCACGTTACATACCTCCTGATTTTCTTTATTTGCATTTTGCACTGGCTTTGCTACAACTTGTCCCTCTACCGCTGCTATGATCTCTTCCATATGGAAATTAACCCCCGGACAGCTGGTTGCATTGAAATCTCTATGCCCTTTGATCGGCAGATTTCCATAGCGCTTACGAATGTCCCTGATCAGCTCGATCAGCGCCTCCTTCTGCGCCGCCGGCATCGTTTCGGTGCTGTAATCACCTTCGCAGCAGATTCCCATCCCGGATATATTATATCCCTCTGTATGTGCGCCTGATTGCAGCTCGCCGCGCCCTGTATAGATCGTTCCATCCTTTGCAATAAAGTAATGATACCCCATGCCAGCCCATCCATTTGCCAGATGCCAAGCATGTACATCATCTGGCGTGCAGCTCTTTGCTGCTGCATGATGCAGAATAATGTATTTGATATCCGATACATTACGCGAAGTAGGCTCATACGCCCAATTATATTTTTTTTGGATAATATTCATTACTGCACCTCTGGCAATCCTGCCACACTCGTTAGGAGGCTCAGAACGCCCGCTAAGGCCGCTGCGCTGGCCACCATGAGCCAATCCACCTGTCCCAGTGCTGCAGCCGTTCCAATCGTTGCTACGGCCGTCTGTGCGACCGTCTTAATTGCTCTAACACTCGCTGCCTTGATCCAGTTTTTAGTTAATAATTTCATGTTTAATCTCTCCTTTAATTTCATCAATTTGTCTCCATACAGATTTAAGACTTTGCTCTTGTATCACCATGCGTTCTACTACTTGATTATGTTTGTTGACTTTTTCCTCTAGCGATTGAATTCTTATATCCAGTACCGCCGTTGTTTTGCTATTCGCAAAAAATGACCCAGCCAGCGTGCCGATGAGCGCCAATGCCGCCACAATAATCGTTGACCAATCCATTTATCCATCACCCCCTTTTATATTAGGGTAACATAATAGGGAGAGATTCTGTAACCCCTCCCTATACTGCTATTACCATAACTTATATTTATAAACCGTTCCCTCCGACCACCAACATAACGCAAGCGCCGTTTTTTGATCACTACTAAGTGGAAGGCTATCAATATATGGCATCACTTTATTGACTTTTGAATATGGAATGCTTTCGCCTGCTGCATCATAATCTCCTAATGTATCCTGATAGTACCTCCACGCTTGATAATACTGCTCTCTGGAAATCCCGACAGGATTGCAGTTCTCGTTATAATCCTTAATCGCAGACGCTGTAATGCTCTCGTACTCAGGAACTTCTTTCTGCCAATCATAAACCTCGATCTGCAAATCTGCTTCCTCTCTTGATTTTCCTCCAATTTCCATTAAAACCTCCCTCAGTTCTAACGCTGAAATTTGACCATTTTTATAGGCATCTCCTCTTTCAGAATATGAAAATCCATAATCCGCTTCAAAACTCCACTCTATAGCCTTTCGCTGCGCCTCTTCCTGCTCAATATCGCAATACTGAATTAGTGCATTTATGACCTGATCTTCAGATAATTCACCCGAGATGAGCCTCTCCTTCAGATCATTCTTCGCGGCATTTTCAAAGCTTCTGGTAGCTTCTTCAAGCGTCTTTCCGTTCTCTTGAGCAGTCTGAATTATATCGGTCTTGACGGCATTAGCTAAAGTAGCATTATTCCTTAAAACTGCCGATCCAAAATCCTCTGCCTTATAAAATCCTATTGACTTATCAGAAACTGTCTTACTGCTTCCAGTTTTATTTAGCATAGTAATTTCATTATTGATCGCTGTAACCACCATGTCCTGAGTAAAAAACCCTTCAGCAATAATCTCTTTAGCAATGCTTGTATACCTTTGAATATCTCCTGAAATTCTAGCTTGTGCTGCAGAACGTATTCTTGAATCGTTATCTCTGAGTGCTTTCCTAACTGCAATCATATAAGCAAGCTCTGTATCATAGCTTTCCTTTAGTCTGTTTGCATACGCTGTATCGCCACTCACCATCGCATCATAGAGTTTATCCGTTTTCTTCTTATCCGGCATCCAGCTATATATCGGTGTAGCATCTTTCACCGTCTGAGAAAGCTTGTCCATAACACTCCCCCACGAAGTCTCTCGACCATTCATATCCTTTTCAATCGTTGCAGTTAAGCTTCTTGCTGCCATAATCTCCCTTCTGATATTCTTGATCGGAATCCCAAGAAGAGAGCTGAAGTCATCAACTGCATTCCACATTGCTTTTTCCACCTGCCTTCCGTGTTCTGCAAGCTCTTCCTCATCCATACCTGAGGTATCCTTGCCGATTACCTTCGTACACCTTTCTAATGATTTAGCCAAACTACTAATCAGAGACATATCTGTTCTCTCTACATCATATCCCTGTGCAATTGACCAAATATCCTTTAGCACCGGATAATACGTGATCGGATTGACACCCTCCAGCATTTCAGAGATAAAGCTGGCTACATATTTCTCAAGAAATGTATCATCTTCATCATCATCTCTGGCTGCATATACTAAAGAGGCTAAAACAGAATTGAGAAATACTGACGCAAACACAGATCCAACCATCCTTGCAGCAGCTCGCTTATTTCCCTTTTTAGCCTGTCTCATTGCCTCCTCCAGCATGTTTATAGAGGTTGTCGGCTCTGCCATGAATGCAGTCCACATATTCATAAGTTTACTTTTTGATCTCATATTTGCTGAGCGAGAGAATACAGAATCATACACCTGTGTCTCTGTAATTACATCAGTAAACTTTTCTCCTACTAGTTTCAGGAATTCTTCTGATCTTGGATTCATGTTACTGTGCTCATGGAATACTTGACGCTTGGTGGCATTCCAGATAGCACACCATGTTACCTCATCAGCTAGCCCCGGAAGCTTGGAAAGAACTTCATCGCGATAGTTCCCATCCTTAACAAATCCTTTTATCTTGTTTAATAGGCCATCATACCCCTGATCCTTAATTAGATCCCGTGCATTCCTTCCCATTCCTGTGTCAAAATATCCCATCTCTTTGATTACAGCAACCGGAGCATACTTTTTAACCTCTTCCCATAATTGTCCATGCTTCATTCCGTCTGCGGTCGGCCTAAAGTACTTTAAATCAATCATACTCCATGCTCTACAAATCGCAGATGGCTGCTGAATCACAACAGACATAGAACTTAAAACGGCTGCTTTTTTAAATTTACTAATCAATCCATTCGTTATATTCTCTCTTGTATCAACAATTACGCCTCCATTCACATCTTTTAGAAATTGATTAATATATGCTGTGGCCGCTATTCCATGTGCACTTTGAATCGATGCATTAATAGAGTATTTCTCTTTTCCATCTTCAGATCTTGACTCATAATTGTATACCCTGTAAAAGTCCTCTAGAGGAAGAGTGAGTGCATGATACATACTCATTTGATCTACATGATCTGCCCATACATCCATAAAGGGTGTTAAAACAACAGGATTTTGAGCATTCTCTCGGAGCTCTTTTGTAAAACCCTTATTTTTAATCTTCACATCTACTTCTTGCTGTTCTCTCGCTTTAACAAGATATTGTTCAGCAGATTTTAATGGGAAATAAGACTTTTCTTTAAACAGCTTGATACCATACATTGTAAGAGATACTTCGTTTCCTTTTTCACCCATTGTACTTGACAAGTATTCCTGCATTGTATCAACAAATGCTTTTTGCTTTGCGGATAGCTTACCAATTATTTTCTGCAACACATCATCAGACAGCTGATATGTTTGAGCATCCTCAATCTTAACTTTCGCCGGTACTTTTAACCATTTTTTAACCACATGTTCTGTATTTGTATCAAACACAATTCCTCCTTCCTTTAAATGTGCTAAAGCTTGTTTTCTTTTAGAATATGCATATAGACTCATAATCTGATCCAGCGACAAGCTGAACTCCTTCCCACCAGAAGACTTAAACTCATATCGCTCATCAAAATCCCATGAATCATATCTATACTTTTTATATTGTTCATCATAGAATTTCTTAGCCTCTATCATGTCAACCGCCCATGTATCTTCTCCTTTTCTTACATTTTTATATAGCTCTGTAAGCGTATCAGATCCAATTCGTTTAAAGGCATAAATCGATTTCAAGTTATTCCATGAAAATGCAGAAGCTTTTCTTCCAGCCTCCGTACGTTGTTTCTTATGGCGCCCTTCACTTTCAAGTTCCTGCATCACTGCTTCGCCCATCTCGCGGATTCCGGCAGCCCTATTCATTTTAAAGGCCTTATTAACATTACGGACCGTTTCTCTGACCATCTTATACAGCTCATACACATCTTCAAGTTGCTGCATCGTCATATCCCGAAGCGGCGTATCCATAACACTGTCCATAACTGACTCTATTTTGTCTGCAATCACCTTATCATAAGAGTTTGCAATAAGCGGATCACTGGAATTTACAATCTTCGCATAAGCATCCTTAAGAGATCTAATGCGCTCATCCATTCTATCTCCCATCCGTCTAACTCTCTCGATAGTTCGTGCAATCTCCTGTGCTTTCTCCGGAGTTTTGGCTTTCATCAGATCAGCTTCAAGCTTCGCAATCCTACTCTCCGCGCCAACCGTATCCATGTTCACAGCATCCAGCGCCTCCGCAACTGCCTTTTGGAGCTCGATAGGCACATGCTTATCCTTCGTTTCTTTGAGCAGCAGATCATTAAGCTCTTTCACTACAGATGCAATTTTATGCCTCATCTGCGTCCTATGCCGACCTTCTACATTTCTTTTTCGAGCTTCCTGATAATGCTTAATAATCTCCTTTTGCTTTGCTTCTGCTGTTTCTCTATACTCTTTCTTCACAGCCTTAAGCCCTTCTTGATATTCAGACCTAAGCTTACTCACTGTCGTCTTGTGTTCCGCACGCAGCTTGCTCATTACCGCATAGTGCTTCCCTTTTAACTTACGAATTTGATCCTGCTTCACATCTGCAACTGTCTTTAGAGTTGAAACTCTCCAATAACTATCATATATCTCACCTCTAATCTCTTGCTCAAGCATATCTCTTTCGTAAACTGGCGATAAATCCATGCTTCGCAATGTATCAATTGCTTCCACAAGAGCTGCTGGCTGATCTCCAGATACAACATCTGCATTAAACACATCAGGATACATTGTTGAAAGTTCACTCCATCTTTGATCCAATGGTATTGCATTGCTATCTGAAATTGTTACACTTCCAAGAACTGATTTTCTGTAATCATTATAGCTACCATATTGGGAGGCAACTTCTGACTTCTGTTCATCACTAAGAGAGATCCTCTGGCTTTTAATTTCTTTCAGAACAGAAACTGCATACTCATCAAGCTGTGTATTTTTAGAAAGGTTATCAACTAGGAAATCAACCGCTGGCTGTGCTATCTCACTGATCTCCTCCCATGTAAGATTTTTCGCAACTGCTAAGCCTTCATAGAACGGAGTCAGCCTTGCTATGAGCTCTGCCTTATCTCCGTTTGATCCCAGCTTGTTCATTAAATACCTAGCTGCTGTATCAACAGAGGACTTAGTAAGCTTCGTTCCATTTGTAATACTTTTCTGAATTTTAAGGAGTTCCTTTAGATCAACAATATCTACTTTTAATCGTTCATTTTCTTTTTCAAGAGAAGCATTTACTTTTTCCAGCAGAGGATCGCGATCTGAATATACTGCACTCTTTCCAAGCTTGCCTTCCGGTCTTTCCGTATGTCCATAATGATGTAATACATTCACTGATAAAACATCTGGAAAATATTGATTGACATAATCTAAAAGTTTGGATATACTAATCTTGGAATCGGTTAGAGTAGCGAATGAATTCGTGATCTCTGGGGACAAGCTCCCAGTCGATTCCTTTTTTGTTGACTGAATTGCATTTGTTTTTGCATTAATTGCATACAAAACATCAACAGAGGTTACCTCATTCGTAGCTCTATTAATAACAAACTGTACAATATATGGTTCACTCTTTATATTTTTAGCCGCTCCTATTAAGACATATGATGTATCAATTGTAGATTTAGAAGGCGTAAGTTCATTGACTTGAATTGCATTTTGAAGAATTTCTCCAGCTTTTAGCGTAACAGGAGCATTAATATCAAACCGCCTATCCAGGCCATGTCTTAGCCCTTTATTGCTCAGCATTACCTCCCTATCAATGTCTTTTACATAAACAAGAGGATTTCCATGTTCTCCTAATTTTCCTATCTTCACAGCATTTTCCTTAGCTTGTACTATCACCTCTGCGCGTGTACCGGGAATTTGACTGCTTAATATTGTTACCGTCATGTCAGGCTTGGAAACCAGAGAATCATAGGAATAATTGTCCAGCAGAGGGTCGCGATCAGAATATATATTGACATCCATGGAGTCGTTGTGTATACTTTCATTTAAAGAAACATTACCAGCTTCGATTTCGGACGTTACGCCGGGGCTTTGAGCATTGACGGACTGGGATGTTTCTTTTTTATATTCACCATAACCAGCGTATTCTTCACTCTGCTTTTTTAATGCTTCTTGTTTTGCCTGCTTTTGTGCCTCATTTAAAAATCCATCTGGAATATATTTTAAGAATCGCGCATCTTTTGTATTGACATTTTGGAAAAGTTGTTGTAAGCTAATGGTGAATCCTGAGAACAGAGACGACACTTCACCACTATCAGTGGTAAGCCTCGTGTCCAAGACCTCAGGATTTATTTTTGTTAGTACAACTGCCATATACAAACTACTATCTCTATCCAAAAACTCTTTCACCTCAAGCTCTATAGGTACAATACTATTTCCATCCCTATATGCACTTGCTAAAACATAAACTTTCTTAAGACCAACATTTTCTTTTACCGTTCCCACTTTTTTGTCTGTGTGTACTTCAATTGGAACCGCATTTTTAACCAAATCATTGAAACAAGACATAGCCCGAACATAGTCCTGATAAGTTCCTCCATACTCAAGCTGATGATGCAAACTCACTTCCAACCCTTTACCTGAGAAACGGAATGGGAACTGAAGCATACTATTTTTTAGATCTACATTAAGAATCCCTAACTGACGAGCCAATGCCTTAAATCCTGGAAGCACTACGCTTTTCTTTTTAGTATTATAATCTTCCAGCTTAATATCTTGAATCGCCTTTTCATTTACTTTTGCTACTTTCAATTTAGCATCTTTAAGAAGTTCATATCGCTCTTGTTCTGTACTATCTGCAGTTAGCTTTTTATCTCTAACAGAAAATCTAACCTCATCCTCTTTTTGTTCTTTGAATCCAAGCTTCGATCGATTATCTTCTATAGATTCTAGGGGCGAAAACTTTTGATTGATTTTCGAATCTTCATCTTGTATACTTGGATTAGAGGAATCTTCATTGGTGGTAACTTTATTGTTATCGCTCACTACGGCATGTAAAGTCCGTGGGGTGAAGGTTCCTTGTTTTTGCTTGACATTACTTGGGCCTTGTGTTATTGTTTGAGAAGAAGCACTGCTCCGCGCGGCAGCTTTATAGCTGCCCTTTCTAGCCTCTTTATGTGTGAGGTTAAGCGCCTGAGCAGTGTTTTCTTTTATCTTAATAAGGTCATACAAATACTTTTTACCATTAGAAGAATTTATAATAAGCAAATTTGCATCATAAGCTTTCACACTAATGACTTTCCCACTCTTATCTTTTATAGGAAACGCAAATTTAGTATCATAACGATATATTCCATACTTTGCATCCTTAGATGCTTTATGCTTCGTTTGCTCCCACCTACGATTTGATGCAATCTCGATCATCTCTCCAATTTCTGAAATAGCTGTGTTTTTTTCCATAAGAAGAGCTGGGGCTTTTTTTTGCAGATATGAAGTATATTTAGATCTTGTATATTCACCTGGAAGATCTTTCCCAATATATACCTTCTCTCCACCTTCAATAACTCTATATAACTTTCCAATATTGGTTTTAATATACTTTGCAACTTCTTTCGGACTTCTCATCTGCTTATTCGTCAAAACACTATTGTCGATCCATACAATCTTCTCTCCTTTGATCTCACGAATTTGCATTTTTACACTTCCATCATCGAGACTTTGTCCACCTGCATTCTTATAATTCTCACCTGCCTCAATGAGGCTAGCCTCAAACGCCTTCTGCAGCTCATCAATAACATCTGACATATCGGCCACATAACGACCTTCTGCTGAATCTGGAGAAAGACCATTGTAAATCTGTTTAATCTTTGCAGCAAGATCCTTAATATAGTCATTGATTTTCTTATGCAAAACTCTGTCCTCAGATCGCAGTTTTGATAGGTTTTCTACAATCTTGCCATAAGAAAGCATCTTTTCCATGGAATCTGCAATCACTTCCTCATAAGCTGTATCATAAGAAATATCACGGCCGGTTCTTTTTGCTTTGGCAATCTGATTCTGTACCAACGTTTCAACGCTGATATTGCGTTTTCCATATTCGCGCATCAAAAAGTTAGCCAGCGTCTTAAATCTCGCAGGCGACCAATCTTTAATAAAATGTGTTAGCTCATGCGCCGCAGTGAACAAGATGGTGCCAGATCCACTTTGCCCCGCATAAATATCAATATGAATACTGTTTGTGTTAGGATCATACCAGCCATTATGACCTTCACGCTTCCCTTGTTCATCAACAGAGGATTCAAACAGATGAAAATCAACTCCTATTACCTGCGCAATTTTCTCCAAGGCACTAATAGACGTTTTCTGAATATTTGTCAGTTTCGTTTGATCGATTCCATCATAGTGAACCTTTCCACTTACTTGCACTCCGTTTTCTTTATTCTGTTTCGCCGCTTCTCGAATTTTTGCTTCGGCCACAGCAACCTTTTTCCCCTCAAACAGTTTACCAAGATTATAAGCCATGTTTCTTTGGTACTCCGTAAGCATTGATGCAAAGGGACCGTTTGCAATTTGCTGTACAGGATAATTAAAAGTACCATATCGATAGGCTTCATCAATACCTCTCACATAAGCCTTTGCGGATATATTCCCGCCCAGTCCATAGCTATTTACAATAAGGTTTGCAGCACGTTCATTCAGATTCATATCTGCTACTGCTTTATAAATGATCGCATCAGCCTCCGTTTCATACAGCACATCTTCTGCGTTAACAACCCTACCATCTTCAAGCTTCAGTTTCATCTGTCCGTCTTTAATTGAATCAACACTTTCAATAGTGACATCTTCACCGGTAGATTGTAAAGATGCGCTCTCCGTTTCTGATACTTTGATATCTCCTCCAATTGGACTGTTTTCGTTAATTTGACTCGCTTTCTGATTATTTGTATCTTCCTTCTCTCCTACTACTTGATGATACCTTTGAACCTCTCTTTCCATGTCTCTTTGTAACATAAAAGGATCTACCTCAGCAGAAGCATTTTGCATCACTTCTGCTCTGCTCTTTTCTTCCGCCAGTTTCATTAACATTTCATTATATCCATGCATTCTTTGGTTGGCCGTGGAGTTAGGATTGATAATAACATCCATCAGCGTTTTAGATACCAAATCATTAGCATTTAATACAGCGGCTTGCTTATCAGTTAATACCTTTCCATTCACTACATCAGCAAGTGTTCTAGATATGATATCTGCATCTGAAGGATCAATTCCCTTTCTTACTAAACTCTTGCTAATGTCTGCCTGATTCATTTCTGTAAGAGTAGCGCCGACCTCATTAAACAAACGCCCTATTTTATATGCGCCTGTATTTTCATCAACCTGACCAGCTAATCTATACGCTACAGAATCAGCTGACATTTTACTTCCCATATCGCTTAATTCTTTGACTGAGACACCAGATGATTTCAGATCCTTTCCAAGGGTATATACATTGTACTCACCTGCAGTAACACTGCCGCCTTCTAAGATGCCGGCTGTAAGCGCACCAAGCAAGGCAGAATAGCCAACCTCTGCCCAATCTACACTTTCATCTGTGCCTAGAATCATATTTTTAAGCCACGGATCAAGAACTTCCTGAAGTCCTTCTTCTAGAGCTTCTGAGCCCATATGGCTGCCAAGCTTAATAGCAACTTGAGCTAATGCATTGTCTACCCCTTTAATCCTATTAAGAAAATTGGTTAATTTTTCTGGCATCATTTTACCGCCAAGACCACTGATATCACCAAGTAATGACTCTAATCCTACCTCAGATGCTGCAGTTAAAGTTGCATATGCCTTTGCTTGATTTACATCATATCCAAGATTGATCATCTCCTGATATGAATTGCCCGCAATAGATCCTGCAAAAGCAGCCTTACCTGCAATAGATCCTGCAAAAGGATTTACTGCACCAACCATTGATGTTACCAATATAGACGGCAACATATTACCAATAGATGATGCTGCATCATATGCTATTTGCCAAACAAGTCCATCTTTTGAAATATCGTCTCGAACCATACTGGAGGCTATTTTCGTATCTGATACAGGTTTATATTCATTTGCCCCAGTTATATATCTGCTTAAATTCTCTGCAAATCCTTCTGTCCAATTATCAACATCCGTTTGCAATCCAAATATGAGCTGCAACGGTTTACTATCATATACCCCTGCGCGCATAATTCCACCAGACCGATAATTTAGCGTTTCTTGAATACTATCTAAATACTGTCGCGCAGCATCTTTGCCATCCTTAGCATAGTAGTAATTAAAGATTCCAATTTCATCATCTGTCATGTACTGATAATTCTTATCCGTGTATTCTGAACGTACCCCAAGAAAATCTTTTATTCCCGGGCTTTCTGCTTTTGTTTTATATTCCCATTGATATTCTGAATCGCCATTGATAAAAGCATACAGATCATCCTGTTCCTGATCATTGAACACACTGTATTCCTTGAAATCAGGATCATAAAATTCAGAATCAGGGTTATTTACACTAGAGAGGCGAATTCCATCCTGAAGGCGTTTCGCTTCGGCAAGATATGTCTTCTTTTCACTAAGCGAATTTTTTATTGAATCTATATCTCCATACTGTTCTTCTATTTCTGCAAGTCTTTTATCAATCTGGCCCTTTGTTTTATCGTCAAATCTTGTAAGCGGTGATTGATACATGATTGGAGAAAACTTTCCGTACCCAGCTTGATCAGATAAAGACATATACTCATCTTTAATAGCTTGTATTTCTGCAATTTCCTTTTCACCAGCAGCTACATCATAATTTCTCAGTTCATCATACTGCTTTTGTCTTTCCATCGCAGCATTATAATCTTCCTCTGTTTCCCACTGACCCCAATAGTTTCTTGCTCTTGCTGCATACCTCTTGTTATTCGATAGCATATCAGTAACACTGTTAATCTCAGCAATGCTACTTTCATTATCATGTATTCCTCGCCACTTTTCTCCTTCCGAAAGAAGATCTGATAGCTCTTTCTGATAAGACTGATATTTTTCATCATCTCTTACCTTATATGAACTATAATAGTCCCCCAAGCGATTAACAGCATCATAAGTATCTCTTACCCAATCAGAAACATTTCGAGTATTGCCATATTTTCTATCACTCCATGCATCGAATGTTGGCCCTCCGCTCCTAATCGTTGCATGGGAAATATAAGGTTGAGAGGGTTTTGACTCTTGCCTAACTATCTGTGCCGCAGAATCAAACGATTTCTTTGCCCCTAGGGCAATACTATTGACCCCACTATTATTTGTTTCACTAGAAGAGAAACCTGCCGGTTTCACCTCTTCTACCTTTTTCTTTTTTTTATTACTCCAATCAGAAAATGTCATCTTGTCTCCTCCTTTAATGGCTGTAACCTTCAATTACATACTGATTATAGTCAGTAAGATATTCCCTAAATGTTCTATAATTTGCTACAGATGCCGCCTTATCTCCACGAGCCTTTCTTTTCAACCATTCAGCTTCACTCATAGGGGAATAGCCGCTGTTTGACTCTTCCCGCATTGAAGCATAGCCATACTGTTGTGAACTTCCTTTTCCTGCACCGCTTCCTCCAACATATCTAGCATAAGCCTCATCCGCACTTAATCCTCCTGCTGCCGCTTGAGAGCCGCTTCCATATAGACCATCTGCATCAACTCCTAATACGCTCTGCAGTTCTCTCACCTGCGCCGCCGTCAGAGAACCGTTATTATATCCTCCACCCGAAGAAGAACCACCTCCGGATGATCTTCCTCCCGATCCGCCACTGGAGCTAAGCGCATATTGCTGATCATACTGCCTCTTAGCCTCATCAAATTGAGCCTGCCACTGCTTGTCTGCAATCTTATCTCTCTCCACCTGATATGCATAATCACGATCATCCGCAAACACACCATAGTTATAATTGCGATCGTCTGTATAGCGGTTATAATCATAATCACGCTCTGCATTATATCGATTTGCAAGATAGTCTCTCTCTGCCTGCCAATCCGCAAATTTATCCCGATACCTGTCATACTCCATACCCTCCTGCGTTCCAAGCATAGAATACTGATCATACAGATTCTGTCCTTCTTGATTATATCGATCATATGCCAGCTTATATAACTCTGGAATCTTATCATTCAGCTGCTGTAAATAAGACTGATACGCCTGATTGCCAACCGTCTCTGCATATGAATTGCCATATCCTCCGGTAAGCGCTGCTGCCTGCCCCATGGTATCCATCATTGCCTTTTTCCCCTGCGCCGTATATTGATCCTTGTACTGCTGATAAAGTGCATCTCCATTTAGATCGTAGGAAAACTCCTCACGGTTTAAAATCTTATTGATCGTATCATTAAGCTGCGCTTGCCACTGCGACTGATACTCTCCCGGTTTACTCGCTAACTGCTCATTAAGCATTGTTTCCGCCTTCTTAACTGCATCGCTTTCCTCATATGATTTATACTCAAATTTAGGCTGCACATTTTGTGCTGCACTAGCTGCAGAATTTCCTGCGCCGTTATTGGCAGCCGGCTGCGCCGTACCATAAAGCTTTCCAAGCGTCTTATCCCCTGCAATTCCATCCACAGATAATCCGTTATCCTGCTGATACTTTCTAACCGCTGCTGCCGTATTCGATCCGAATATGCCATCTGCACCCGTAGACCCAACATTATATCCGGCTCCAACCAGTGCATTCTGAAGCTTTCTAACATCCTCTCCGCTGCTTCCGTTCTGTAACATCGTATAACTCGCCATAATATAATTCCCTCCTTTAATTCAGCCAGCTTGGCGCTTCCGGCATTTCCATCGTATCCGGCGCATTAAGCCACGCTTCATACCACGCTGCCAACTCTTCCTTTCGTTGCTCGCTCAGCTTCTCATACCACAGCGCTCCGCGGTTGATCACCGGAAAGCAGATCCGCTTCCTCGCCTCCCGGATCTCGTCCTTCTCCTCTTTTTCTTTCACGGCTTCCTTTTGCTCCAGACAATAGACCAGCCCCTCTTCCTGATAGCGATAGCACCGGTAATGTGCTTCAAAATGCTCCGTCAAATATTCATCCGATACATACACATAGTTTTCATCCGTATTGTCTGTATCCAGTGCATAGAGCTGTACAAAATCCTGTTCATCCAAATATAGTTTCATCTGCTGCCTCCTTCGTTGTTAATAGTTAAATACCGCCACATTGATCCGATAAGCTGCGCTGCTGGCCGTTTCAAAAAAGAATCGCAGCACGGTACTGCTTTTTCTGGATACTGCCAAAAGCCCCTCATGATTGGCTCCCCAATCTCCGTTAGTGATGGCCACCGACACACCTGCTCCCATGCTCGTCAGCGCACTCCCCGTCAGACTGGCAATGCTGATTTCCTGCGTATAGGTGCCATTTCTTGTAAACACATAGGTGCCTTGATAAATTCCAAAGTTTCTCTTGGCCTGCGTTATATTGGTAGTGCCTGTACCACCGTTTGCGATCGGAATGGCAGAACCAGCCCATGCACCATAATGATTATTTGCATAAACATTATTAAATTTCCAGCTTGAACTACCAAGCGAACTCAGCCCATTAGCATAGGGTATCAATCCGGCTTGTGTCGTGCGTAACCAACCGATTGTACTTCCGGTTATAGGTTGAGAGAAGCCCCAATAATTCCCGTCATTATTCGCTTGTATCACAGCCGGTAGCCCTGTTTGATCGAGTATTCCAAAGTTATTACCAGACTCATCATATGTGCGGGGGCTAACATTTACTGCGCTACTTGATGAGCCAATATTCGTCGTAGAATAATAGGGGGTTATGCTCAAAATCGGACCGTTTGACGACAGATTATATTCCGCCCCACCACCGCGCAGCCATACAACAATTCCCCTTGCCGCACCAGTTTGAAGTTCGGCATGGGCAACTATTGTTGCATATGGTTGCTGCTTATACAATGTTTTCCCAATAACACCATTTCCGTCCCAGCCACGGGCTCTAAATTCAAATCCTATCATAAGGCTAGAGCTGCCGTAGCTATGATTACCGCTCCATGCAGGCGTTGCAGTCATTAGTTTTTTTCCAATGCCAATGAAAAATGTTTGTGTGTTTGTATCGCTGTCTATCTGAATATGGACAGGATAATATGTGTTTATATCACTTCCATTTACCATGAAGCTTGTCTCTCCTAAGCTGTAGCCATCATTAAATACTGAGTGACCACGAAACAGCGAGGGATATGCCACATCCAAAAGATCATCTTTCTCTGCATACTTACCAATCCCCAGCGCCTTGCCACCGGCTTTCTTATGCATGAATACCGAATCCGTAGGAATTGATACAGTTGTCGTTGACTCCTCCCCTATATCATCAATCGCCTGCACCTGCACTGTATAGCTCTTATCAACAAGAAGCGCACCCGCCAGCAGCGCGCCCGAATCCACCTCATCACTGCTGAGCACCGATGCCGCAAGCAAAGTTTGCCATCCCGAATAGCTTGCATCCGCATTTGATTTATAACGATATCTGATCTGGCAGAAATTCTTCTGTACATTCCCTGATTTCACAGGGCTGTAAATGCGTTTTGCATGGATCCTAAGATATGTTCCGGAATCACTAAGGTTTCCGCTGCTATCACACCTCGCACAGATAGATGTCTGAATTTGTGGTCTGCTATACGCAATCACCGCAATATTTTGTATCACCGTATTAAAATAGTCTCGCGAATCCACTGCCTTGCCCACAATCGCAACCGTGCCATATTGCGCTAAATATCCAGACGTATACGCAGTCGCAGAGCCATAACTCACGCTGCCAACACTCATCTCCATGCTTTTAATCGAAGCTCCGTACTTACCCGATGCCGTAATCGCCGCCTTGACCTTGCTCTTTCCCTGAATATACAAACCTGCAAAGGCGCTCGGAAGAGAGCTCACCGGCGTCAGCATCATAGACACAGATGGCTTTGTAGATGCATCATTCGGTACCGTGATCGTCATGGTTTTAGACGTGCTGCCAATCACTGTGCTGCCTTACTTTGTTGTTACCGTTACCGTCAACGTTCCGCTTGGATCTCCTGGGATCTGATCCATCCACGCCAAAGGCGCAACTACATTCACGCTCGTCGCTATGCCGGTGTAGGTCTGAGTTTTACTTCCAAACTGCAGCTTCACATCGTGCGTAAAGCTGCTCACGGCTCTCGTAATGCTGATTGGAATATTTGCGCCTGCGGCGCTGCTGCTTGGAATCGTAAAGTTTGAAGTTCTCGGAATCGTAGTCAGTGTTCCTGATCCAGATCCGCTCTTCACTCCGATATTGCTACCGCTGAAATAAATCCCGTCAAATGATACCGTAAATGAATATGAAAACGTCTTTTTCCCATCACTGCCATGTGAAATTATCGTTGTACCGCTTGCCAGCATCTTTGTCGTATTATTTCCGATCGACACATCGCAGGTACCGCTGTACTTCATGCCGTTCACCGTCACTGACCACGGATCCCCGCCTGTGGAATTGATGCGGCCGTAATCTGTCGCAATCAGCTCCACCTTCCATCCAATCGTAGTGCGGTTATTCGCTATGTCCTGACTGTTCTCCTGCCAGCTAAACCGCAACGTATCATATGCTGTGACCTGCACGGTTTTATTGCCACTTGCCATTAAATCTCCTTTCCTTACTCCTGCCCTACCCACTTTGTAACCACGCCGCCATCCGATAATGCTATATCGATAAAGCCGCCTATCCTAAAGGAGCCCATCAGCTCCACATCCGTAATATAAAGCTTTTTATCACTGATATAAGCCACCTCATTATCATTCTGATCGTAGAAGGAGAGCTTGTCCGGTGTAAATCTGGCATATTTATTAAATACTTCCTCACCATCTACTTCATTTCTTTGTCCTATCTCAAGTCCATATACCGGCGCTCCAGAATCGTCATAATACAAAAGCCCTGACTTAATATGCGCGCTGACATCAATCAGTGTGTGCTCCACATTCTCTATATTGGTGATGATCTCTTGGACATCTTCATAAAACTGTGTAATAGAGGTAGACGTCTCTTCTATTTTCTGCAGCGTATCTTCCTTATAAATTCCAAAATCAGATACCGCAACATACTTTCCCTCTAGCTCCTTGTTAATCTTTTCCTCATATGCATTTACAATATCGGCCGATTTAATAATCAGAGATTTAATCGAATTAAAGGTAACCTGCGGTGATGCCTCCTGCTGCTTGCCTTCTCGCTGAATCACCCTTTTTATCTCCTCTTCCACCGGCTGCGTCTGTACGTTTGCAAGTGCCCAGTTCAGCTGCTCTACCAGCTGATGCAAGTAGCTTTGAAGCTGCTCCAGTTTTCCAGCCTCGGAAGTTGCCGTTATCTTAGGAAGCCGAATATCAATACTCATGAAAGCTCACTCCCTTGCTCGATCGTCTTCGTAATGGAATAAATCTTGCACATTCCAGTCCCTTCCAATTTAAGCTTCAGATAGTCACACCGCCGCGGCATTACGGGGATTGAAAAGCTTCTAAGACTTGTCCCCTGAATCTCACCAAGGAGCTTCCATTCATTTTCCAGATCGTACCGTGCAAATATTTTCATTACGGCTCCGATATCCATAGACATCCGGATGGTGAGGCGTGATACATACTTCATATCGGGCGAGGAAATGCCTACCTCTCCTGTTTCTACCATCCATTCAATATCTTCCTCATAAGCTGTTCCTGATCCTAAAAGTGCAAGAATCTTCTTACTGTCATGCTCTATACAGTACATCTCTCCTCTGCATGAACAAAAAGCATCTGCATGCAGACCATCTTCTTTGTGCCACAGTCTCTTTTCTGTGTCATAAACAAATAAAACCCACTCGCCTGCCACATCCTGCATCGAAACATAATATTTATTTCCGTGTGCTCCGCCTACTGCTAGGCGATATCCCTCGCCACCAAGCACATAAGAAACTTCAGAAGGAAGTGAGCCGTCATATGCACAAATTCCATTCTTGCCTTTGTAATACAGCACCTCATTTACAATCGCCAAGCTGCCCTGAGATCCTTTCTCTACACCTCGGCATGCCGTTGTCTGGATCTGATAATTAGATGGATAATTTCCGTATACCTTATGCACGTATCCTTCTTTAAAAAAGAGCGGATATCCCAGATGCGTAACAGCACCTGTGAACTGACCGTCAGTTCCGCAGGAAGCAACATAGCTGTCTGTAGAAAGCCCCATAAAGCAATTCCAGTTTCTAAAATCTCCGAGCTTACTAGCATATATTTCATTCACAATCTTACCGTTTACCGAAGTCCCATATCGGCAGCCCCACAGCCGATTTCCTGACTCTGTCAAAAAATCTATGTTGGGCATTTTTCTTTCTATCGTAATAGCACCATCTTCTATGCTTTGCAGCATTACAGCATCTAACATGCCAACCACTATCAAATAGTTCTGTCCGCATCCCCATAGCGTCATGGTACTGTTTAAATCTGATAGCTGTGCCGCCTTAATTCCTGAAATGGTAACGCCGTCATACTGTTTAAATGCTGCACCGACCCCTGCAGAGGAGATTTTAATATAGGTCGTTGCAATACTCATCCACATGGAGCTTGATGCAGAATATTTCTTTAGCGTATGCGGATTCGCTGACGTATCGATCCATAGATCAAAGTTCTCTGGTTCTTCAGGCTCCGTATCAGATACTGTGGCATTTTCATATAGATCGCCATCTTCTGTGCAGAGTTCAAATCGGACCTCAGCGCTCGTAGTAACAGATGCATCAATATTTCCAAAGTCTGTGATATCCATCGTATTGATATACTTCCTATCTGGCATGATAATCACATATGCCCCCATGGATATAAGCTGCTTCGGACATTCTTCTTCCTTTACGGACAATCCCATATCAATTCTATATTCATCCATCACAAAGTCTGTACCATCCACATAGCACAGCGTATCCTTTGCAATAAGACCGGCCGGCGCATCTGGCAGGGCATACACGCCTCTCTTTTCTCTCGGTGACAAAACTGGATAGTAATTCGACGTCATATTCTTCATATCAAAGAACTCACCATCCCCAATACGCAGGTTATGATTATAGCCTCTAAACGTATCGATCATTTCCCTGCTCGCTTGCTGTTCTCTTAGCGTAGGATATTTCATTCTGCCACCTCATCCAAAATACTTAAATTGCTTTCCTAACGGCTTATGCGTCCTATTATAATCATTGGCATACGCTTCATATTCTGCGTTATACATTAGCACTGCATTGTTATACTTTCCGTATTCTCCATTGTAATAATCAATCTGCGCCTCCAGCCATCTTACATATATCAGATCGAACGGTGCCGGCACCAAAAGCTCCGTTGCAAGCTCCGTTGCATCTGTGTATCCCTCAAAAGGCACATCCTCAAACCCTTCATGCGTATCAATAATTAGCCTTTTAATTGTTCCGTCCAAATCAGATAACCACCTGATCTTATCCGCATTCGTATACGTGTTATGCTTAACAGAATCGATCCTTTCAATCGCCTCTCCTATCGTCATACTGACCACCCCTCATTTCAAAAAAGGGAGCTCTTTAGCTCCCCCTATGCTGTTTCTCTTCCTCAAACAACATAATTTTCTCAAGCATCTCTTCTTGGTGCTTTAATACCTCTGCTACATATTCAGGGACCTCAACCTCTGCACCTCGTTTAATGATGCAGGTGTAGTTATTTACGCTTACAAATACATCTTCCTGATCGGCTTTTGTTCTGGGAATTCGTACCTTTACCATTTTTACAGGATTCTCCTGTTCCTGATTTTCCAAAATATTTTCTTTGTCAGTTTTAGCCATCTTAATCTCCTTCCTTATCCTGCTGCCAAGAGAAGGAATCCCCTTCCCTTGGCAGTGTCTTCTTTAGTTTTCCGTTGCAGTACCAGAAAATCTAGCCGAGCAGGACTCTACTCTGACTAAATAGTTTGGGATCAAAAGTTCTGCCGTTTTAATCGCTTTCCAGCCGACTGAACTTCTCTGATCCAATGGATCTGCCGTACCAGCAGAGCCCTTCTGTTTGACAATCGTCTGCAAACCGCCGCCTGCAATCTCTGTAACGCCATACGCTCCGTCACCGAAAAACAGGCTGCCAAATACAGCAAGGCCAGACGGGCATCCAGTACCAGAATACACCTTTGCCTCCGTTGTCTGTACAAACCGAACACCGGCAATTTCTCCGATTTCTCCCTCATATAGGTTAGTTGGATTCGCATATTTATGTGCATCAATCCACTCCGGGTCGCGCATGAGATCATAGGCTACATACGGATGAATAATGGCTACATACTTGCCGTTAATCGTTGGAGCATTCTGTGCTCTCAGCTTTGCAACCACCTGCTGTACAACATCAACCGTAAGCTGTGCTGTTTTATCAAGACCCGCTCTGGAAGTGACTGCCGTTTCCTCAACTTCTCCGCTGGTAGTATTTTTTACATATTTAGGACAATACGTTACATTAGTACCAGACTGCAGAATATTTCTTACCACTGTATCCAGCGTAAGCCCCGCCTGTCTGCCCAGAAGCTTTGTTGCTTCCAGAATGGTATTATCCAGCGCTGTAAGCTCCAGCACATCAGACTGCGTAATGTAATCTCCATACTGGCTCACAGTCGCCGTAACACTCGATACATTCAGGCTTTTGCCATCCGGCGTTACACCTTCGGTAAGCGGGGTAGTTGCCTTAGCAAGCGGTGCGAACTTACGAAACTCAATTGTTTTACCTCCGTTTTTAGGAATCGGCTTCTTCTGTCCAAACTGATCATGGACAAGCTCTGCACTCGCCTCATCAATGAGTGTCATGTCATAAAACGTTTTCATCTCAGCGGACAAATTGCCGCCCTGTCCCTCTGCGCCCGTAAGCAAAGTGGTCTGTACTTCATTTGCGAGTAACTGCAAATTTAATTTCATATACTGATTCATCTTCATTCTCCTTTTCAAATTGATATGCAAGGAGACAGAATCGGTCAAAACCTTATCTTTTCTCA